GAGGCGGGACAATAAGCTTGGTTGCCTGAACAGAGATCGTAAGACCTTTGTCGTCTGTAAATGTGCTGATGTCGATCAGCGCATCTTCCAGCGACGTTTCGTTCAGGTCGGCCATTGTCGTGGCGCGGTTGGCGGCAGTGCCACCACCAGCCAGCGGGTGAGCCGTGTTAATAAGCGACACGCCGTCGCCGCCGGTGTAGCTTGAGCTGAATGCATTATTCAGCACATCTGCGCCTTTGACTTCTTTCGTGTTGCTCATCGAGCGGGCTAGGGCCTTCACGTAACGCTTGCCCAGCGAGTCGTAAAGATTATCCTCTACGGCCTCATCGGTCAGCGCAAACGCTAACGCAATTGTTTCATGCGTATAGCGGGCGGTGTAGGACTCAGATGCATTGTCAAAGACAACGCCCTGTCCTTCAGTTTTAGTCGGGGCTGAACCGAAACCGGTGATCAGCACCTCCTCTTCAAACGCGCGAGAAGAATCTTCAATTGCGTAGATGTCTTCGTACTCGCGCTCATAAGAGTCGTAGCTCAGGCCGAACAAAGAGTTCAAACCGGGCTCAAGTTCTTTCGCGAGTTGTGCTCTACTTATCGCCATTTTTTAAGCCCTCCTTAAGCTAGGCCAGCGCCTTTCACGCCCATGATGTGGTTTTGGATAACCACAAGCACGTTCGTGTTAGCACTCGCTACGTCGTCGTTGTCCGGGTCTTGAGAGATGTCAATCGCCTTGAGCGGCAGCGTAGTCGTTGTCGCACCAGTCGAGACATCCAGCTCCATGTTAGAGCTACCGGAGGAAGTGTCGCCCGTTGTTGATTGATCGACAATGTCAAAATTGCCAAACAAATCTGCAACAGGAAACGTTTCGTCGGCCTGAATGCTGAAAACGACATTTGGATCATCAATTACAAACGCGATGATGTCGTCGGCAACGATCGAGCCGGGGTAGTAGTTTTTATAAACCGGCTTCCCAGTCGTGGGATCGGTGTACTGACAGCCATTGAACACGCCTACGACGGGAGCAGTTGACGTAGCCACAGCGCGTCCGACGACGCCGGCTGTCAATTGCTTGAGCAGATCACCCTGAAAGATCGCGCCGGATGTGTTCGATGCGATGCGATAGCGGCTCTGCCCCCCGGAGTAAGGCGCCCCGCCCATCATGCGGGAGGGTCGCAGGCCAAACGCGGCGTCTTTATTCGCCATGATTGACTTCTCCTAGAAGTTAATTTTTGCCAAACGAAACGCGACTGTCTCTGCTGGGTTCGTACCGGACATAACGGCTGTCGCCTCGGGATTCGTTAAACATCGTGTTGTCTAACGCCTCCTTCGCGTCCTGAGCTTTACCGGCGTAATAGTCGGTTCTTTGCTCAACCATCGTTGTCGGAATTTTAGCCAACAGCAGACCTTCGCAATAAACGACGCCTTCATTCCTGCCGCTGTCCATCGTAGGGAGCTGCCATTCCGGCGGCAAGTCGGCGCCACGCACCAACTCGAAACCTTCTCGGAGACGACGCGAAACATTCGCGCGATCTTCAGTTCCCATCATGGATTCCCGAATCCACCGATAGGTAAATCCCGGAGGCGCAGGCGGGGCTTCCAAGTCCCGCTGAGGACGCCAAGTCTTTTCGCGAGCATCTTTATCGTGCGCGTCGCTTTCACGGGTGGATCGGGTTGCCATATTTTCTATGCCTCTCGTTGAGCAATTTTCTGCTTTTCCAGTGCCACACGCTTGAGCCAAACTTCCTCGCTCATGTTGTGTGGTTTGAGTCGCTGGAGACGCTCCAATTCGCTCTGCGAAAATTTAACACCACCGTCCCTGCTGCCTCGTGTTTGTGCCCGCCCTCTAGTAGGGGAGGAAGCGACTCTTTGCACGGCGGGTCGCTGTCCATTTTTAGGCTGTTTGTCGGCAGACGATCTGCCAACAATTTCAGGATAAGCTTTTTTCAAGCGCGAATCCAGAGCGCCATAATAGTCCTCGGAGTCCAGATCATAGCCCTCGCTGACCAAGCTGTCGTGGATGTGCCGCGCGTAAATGGTCGCTTCCCAGTTGTCTTTGTCGTCACGATCGCCAAACCATTGATTTCGAGAGTGCCAGTCCAAGGCCTCTTCTGTTGGTTCTGGTCGAGCCTGTTCCTGTGCCTGCTGGTCATCCTGTTGGTAGGCTTGGTAATTCTCTGACGCATCTTGCTGCAAAGGCTGCGCTTGCTGCTGGACCTGTTGAGCGTATTGCGCCTTGGCGGTCTTTAACCTCTCTTTTTTGATTGCAATGTCAGTTTTGAGCGAATCGGCCTTGCTCATCAAGCCAGCATCGTTAGACGATACAGCGCGCTGATAGATGTCATTGACTTGAGACTCTTGCGCTGCAAGCTTCTGCTCTTCGCTGTCCAACACGGTTTGTTGCTGGGTCGCCGCATACTGGCGGTATTGCTGAAGCTCGGTTTCTTTTTGGTAAGCCAGTTGCTCAAGTTGCTGCGCGCGCGCCTCAGCCTCTCTGTTCTTCCGGTTTAGCTTATTGATCCGCTTGCTGACACTTTTAGTGTACCGGTCAAGCTCATCTCCATCTGAAGATTGGGCGCCCTCGGCCGGATCATCAACAATCTCAATGTTGATCTCTTCCTCTTCGGGTTGAGATTCTGCTGAAGCGTTGTTTTCAATCATCATAGGTAGCTCAGGATGTCGTCAGGGTTAAGGATGGTGCCGATGACCTCGTCGTCGTTAATGATTCTGACTTCGCCGCCGTCTTCCAGCTTAAATCTGGCACCAGCGTAGCGACCGATGAGAACCCACTGTTTCTATTGACACCACGCCTCGCCAAACTTTTCTTTGTCGCCGTAGCAGAGCGGTCCCATCTTGACCACGTAAGCCACTACAGTTGCAAGAGCTTCGCGGTCAACGGTCTCTTTTGTCAGCGCAATGCCGCCTTTGCTAAGACCTTTCCCGGCATATGGCAAGACCAGCATCCGCCAACCGGACGGGTCCGGCATTCTCTCAATCGCTGATTTTTCGAGCAGCGTCGGGTCTAGCACCCGTTCATCTGGAGCAACGTAAGCGCCTTCGGCGCCAGCCTGAGTCATGCGTCTGAATCCTTGAAATGCTGCGATATTTCGCTTTCGATCAAGTTTAGCGCAACCAGCTCGCCCTGCAAACTTTTGTAGTGCTCTATATCTTTTAGCAGTCCGTCCATGAGAGTGCCGCGAATTAATTCCCGGCGATCGTCAATGACTCTTTTGATCTTCCCCGCCAGATCAATGTCGTCCATCAAGCGCGCTCGTAAAAGTCGAGGCCTTTAGTCGCGGCACCGGTGCCTTTGGTGCGAACTTTTTTCATTTTCACTTTTAGCTGGCCGACCGAGCCGCCATTCTTCATGCCCTTAGCTGTTTTCATGGCAATAGCAACGGCCTGTTTTTGCGGCTTCCCTTCTTTTTTAAGAGTCTTAATGTTCTTGCTGATCGCTTTCTGGCTTTTTCCTTTCTTGAGCGGCATTACTTTCTCCTAAAGGGTGATTTTTTTGACGCCGGCTTTTTTGCTTGCGATTTGGCTTTTGGCGCAGCTTTAGCCTTGGGCTCAGCTTTGGCCTTGGGCTCAGCTTTGGCCTTGGGCGCAGGAGTTGCCGGGGCGTCTCCAGACTCAATCCTTTTAAGCTTTTCCGCAATCCTTGCGTCAGAAGCGGCTTTTTGAGCAACGGCTTTTTCCATCGCCATCTGCATTGCAGAAGCCTCAGCTTGTCGTTCAAGCTGTTTTATTTTCTTCAGCTCTTTTTGCCGTTCTAAAATATAGCTGGTTGTCACATTAACCTCCGAATTTTTGATTCAGCTCAAGCAGTTTCAGGTCAGCCTGTTGCTTTAGCCGGTCAAACGCCAAGTCCATCTTATCGTCACTAATTTCTTTAGACATGGCGATACGTTGTTTTTGAATTTCGTTTTCAAGCAGCTTTTCTTCTGCCCGGGCAGCTTCTTTGGCCTCAAAGTTTTCCTGATCAACTTTTAGCTCTTGCGCGCGTAAATCAAGTTCTCGCTGCCTAATTTGAACCAGAGGGTCTTCCTCGTCGCCTTGACCAATAGACAGTAAAAAGTCCTGAACCAATTGCGCCAGAATGGGCGCGGAAAACTGTTCCTGCTGAGTCATGA